TTCGGTACTTCTGGCGTAATGCTTGGATATTATTTTGCTAATGAAATGTGGAGATCAAAAAGAATGTGGGAATGGAAGAGCGTACAACAACAGATAAGACTCCAGGAAGCAGAGATAAACAGATTAGAGTCGATAAACGATACTTTAGTCGTGCAATTAAAGGAGCTACGCATGAGTAATTAATATGTGATCATTTACGTTAAACCTTTATTAGCTTAACGTAAACAACGAAGAAGGCAGCGCTTCCGCCCTTGCGCTGCTTTCTTTTTTTTATATTGTATTATTTTTTTACATTGTTAAAATTATTGATGGAAGGAGATAATAATGACACATGAGGAGATGGTAACTGAATTAATAAGCAGATACCCACATAGAGAAGAAGAACTAAAACGGCTTGATGAACTCTTAGTTTATAAAGATGATCAAGGAGTTTATGGTTTTGAATTCGATACTTGTCTAATTAATGAAATATATATCAAAGTAGCTGAATTTGATTTTCATTCTTGCGATGAAGATAGATTAGAAAATGATTATATAGACCATAAGGAAACGTTATGACATGGGAATATCCACAGAGATTAGACAAACACTGTACTAATAAATATTCTGTATATAGGAATAGAGTCAACGGCGCTTTAATACTTAGAAGCGCTGAAGATTATTCTACATCACAGGTTTATATTGGTTACAGTATACGAGAAGCTAAACGAATGTTTAGAGACTATTTGAAGGAGATGAAGATATGAAACTACAAACAAAAGACTATCTGGAAATCTGTCCAGGTTGTCTTGCTTGTTACAATCAAGGACGCCTAACTTTTTATTGGTTTAGGTTAAATAAAGAAACAACACTAAAACAAATTGAAGCTGCGCTTGACATTGAAGAGATACACAAGAGAGCAAAGACACCGTACGCATGCGGCGGTGATGAGGTACACATACAAGATAATGATTTCAACGGCGGCGAATACATGACCGCAAGAGAAATTTATGGGTATGTAAAGCTGCTGCGATTGGTCCCTTCATTTGATTATGTAAGAGCATTTAAGGAAATTTATCTTATGCAAGATGAATTTAAAAATGTCCAGGAAGGATTCGGTCATCAAAACGAGCCTAGCGACATGTTCAAACGATTCGCTGAAGATGTTATGACTTTTGACAGCGACAGAGAATTTAATGAGTACCTGGAAGAACAGTTTACAGAAACTAATACAATTAATGACGAAAACCCATTAATAAATTATATTGACTGGGATAAAGTTGTTAGAGATTTAAAAATGGATTATGAAGAAGTAAACATTAGCGGCACAACATACGCATGGAGGAGCTTATGAAACGAAACGAAGTATATAATTTGTTGTTGAATTTTGCTAAAGGAGTCGAAGCAGACACAACAGCAGCGCAGCAAGTTATGGGTGTTGGTCGAGCTATACGCATATTAGACAATAATATCCGTGAGGTGATCACTCCGCAGCAGAAAACAAAATACGACAAACTGATCACAAAAATAAACGAGCAGTATGAAGGAGTCTAAAATGGAACCAAAAGTATACACAATGTTTGTATCATTTACAGCGATGGATATTAAACAAGCAGTAGAATATGTACAAAATTTAGATAATAAGGATATATTAAGTTGTATTGAGGTTGATGAATAATGTTAAAAAAATATCAAGAGCCAAAAGTATATGGTCCTGGTTATATCAAGATGTTACAAAAGGAAGTAATTAAAGATATAGCTAAATTATTTAATGACAAATGGGAAGACATGGAGCTAGGCAGCAGTCAAGCGGATTTAGTTGAATCAAAAGTTATTAAATCAATTAATGACACCTTCGAAGAATTACGTTAGAATTAATTAAAAGGAAGGAGAGAGTCATGCCTAGCGTAAACGTAGATAGCGAGACATATTTTCAAATATGTTTCATAACTGCTAAATCTTTAATGACTGATGAGCAAAAGGCAGAGCTTGAACTCATTATAGATAAACGGCTAGATGATCATTTTAAAAATGCAAAGTGATATATTTACAGCGCATAGTTATTGCTTGATTTGTAGAAATACATTTGAATATCAAACAGTAGCAAACCATTTTGAAATGTTCTGTTCGCCTGAATGTAATGAAGCATATCATTCACCAGTGCAAGCATAATATAATATACGTACGAGAGAGAGCGCCGCAGCAATGCGGCGTTTTCTTATGCCGTCTGGTCTCCATCGGTTGATGGATCACCTGGACCGATCACCAAACGGAGATCATGATCAGAAAAATGGATCTCCAAATAAATATACTGGATCATGTTTTTATAAAAAATAGTACTGTATTTGTTAGGCGAACGCATGAGCCACACGTACACATACAACCGACTACAAACGGCAGCACCGCGCAGCATAACCACGCATGCAATATACACACAGTTACATAACCCCCATACCTTAATCTGGCGGCGCAGAAAATATGTATGAATACGTCAATATTTATATGGCAATTTGTGGAGGTGGTAGGAGTCGAACCTACGTTGGTTAGATGAGTATTTGGATAAGCATGTAACCCTTACCAGATCACCCCCATGTCTACAGTATACTATATATAGTGTAGACTGTAACCATACTATATGTAGTTGTGCTATATATTGTATTGTATGGTGCAGAGTCTAGTAATGGACGTATCGATCCCTGTGTCACTCCCAACCCAAACCAGTTTATTAAGTGTAGTAACGACGTATGCTCTCTCTCTAATAAATAAAATGTGAGGAATGTGGCTCAACCCACGACTAAGGTGATCCTGCTAGTTCAACCTATCGACTACGATTCGTTATCTTGTGATGTTTGTATAGGCAGGAACACCACAATGCTTATCCTTGATATGGTACACTATAGCAGAGAGATATGTCAAATAACGAAAAAATCACTATCTGCACTGCAGACAATTGTTTAGTCCCATTACCAGAAGGTCGTAAGAAGTATTGTAGTGATAGATGTTCTAAAAGAACAAGACAACGTGCCTGGCGTGCAAGTAAACCAACAACAGATTTACAAGTAGAAAAGACTGTAGATGAGAATGTACAGAAGCGTAGAGGAGACTACTACGCCATTATGAAGAAAAAAAATTTTTTTGACGACATACTGCAAGGTAATAAAACAAAAAAAGAAGTAGCAAACATACTAAGCTGCAGTCCATCTACAGTATCTAGAGCTGTTGCAGCATATCTAGAAGATGTAGAGAAGGAAGCAGCGATCGAACGACGTGGGGACCCATTCGAGCTGCAGGCAGACGTAGACTCTTTTGTAGAGTTTCGTGATGAATATTTTTTGACAGAGCAAGGTAAAAATTATGAAACACCTGACTTCCAAAAGAAGTGGATTGGTGCTATCTTAGATAGTATACAACACGGTAAACGTTTAATGGTTCTGTCACCACCTAGACATGGTAAAACAGATCTACTAACACACTTTTGCGTATACATGATTTGTAAAAATCCAAACATACGTATCATGTGGTGCGGTGGTAACGAAGATATTGCACGTAACTCCGTAGGTGCTGTACTAGATCACTTGGAGAACAATGAAGGACTTATACAAGATTACGGAGACTGGGACGGATTTAGACCTTCTAATCGCGGCGGAAAAAGCTGGTCGTCCAGTCAATTTACTGTTGCAACTAGAACAGTCTCTGGTATTAAGTCGCCAACTCTTGTCGCAATTGGAAAAGGAGGTAAGATCCTTTCCAGAGACGCAGACCTTATTATTGCAGACGACATCGAAGATCATGGCTCAACTGTGCAACCAAGTGCTAGAGAAAACACAAGAAACTGGTGGACCACAACTTTACAGAGTAGAAAAGAAGAACATACAGGAATGGTCGTCATTGGATCAAGACAACACCCAGACGATTTATACCATCATCTCTTAGAAAACAGTGCGTGGGAAACTATTGTAGATCGTGCGCATGATTTAGAAGTACCACTAGAAGACGAGTCTATAGATCAAAGTAAACACATGTTATGGGCTAGTAAACGTACACATAAATGGTTGTTAGAACAATTAGCTGCTGCAGAGACTACAGGTGGTAGAAATATTTTTGAAATGGTTTATTTAAATAAAGCTATACCAGAAGGTATGGAATTGTTTACAGCAGAAATGATAGATCAGTGTTTAGACAAGTCTAGAAAACTAGGAGACATACCACCAGGTACAAGTCTTATTGCAG